TGACGGATCAGCGAGAATATGATTTCCTGGCTCATCATTTTCTCTTTCGTTTGGCGCAGGCGCGGGCCACGTCACGCATTTCGATCGCATCGATCGCCACCTGCGCGAGCGCGCTGTTCGGCGTGGCATCGAGTTCCGCCGCGACCTGTTGCTGAAACGCTGGAGCCCATGTCTTGACAGGCGGACAGACGACGGGCGGCGCATCCGGCATCGTGCATGTCATCTGCACGACGATAAACGCCATGCCCGTGCATGTGATGGTGCTCATGCCGATCCGTCCCTCAATCGTTTGATCGCATCGCTGGTTGTTTTCGGCGCATCGGCCTGTGCCTGCAGCATGTCCTGCTGCGCGGTGATCGTCGCCGTTGCCTGCGCGAGTTGAGACTGGACAGCGCCGAGGTCCTTGAGAGCTTGCTCGGCCTTATAGTTTTTCCAGAGATCGGATATGAGTTGCACCGCGGCTCCGAGAAGCAGGCTTGCCCCTTGCGAGGCAAACCATGCAGCGAGCGTCGCCAGCATCAGACGCCGCCAGCATTGCCGAGTTTGGCTTCGATCTTTTGCGCGATAGCCTCCGGCGTCAGACCGAAATGGTTGATCGCCCCCGGCACGGAATCGATGACATATTGCACGCCGACAGCAAGCATATCATTGGAAATTGTCACCTTACCCGGCAGGACGGTAAGTCCTTTCTGGACCAGATAGCCGATCGCGTTATCGAGAGCTTTCTGGAAACCGTCGCGGAAGCCGGCATCGATATCGACATTGTATTTTTTCTTGGCGGTTATTGCCGCCATGCCCCAGAGCGCCATGCAAAGCGACCCGATGCCCGCTGTCACATAAATGGCAACACTTGCCCAGAAAACACTGAGATCAACCTCCGTCGCCGCATAGGCCGGAGCCGCGAACATGAGGAAAAGCGCACATGCAAAAACGCGCTGGGAAAAGCGTTTCATAAGTCACCTATGTTTTCGAGAGTGTCCGGGAACCGCCCGGCCGGGATTGATCAGCCGAAGAGGCTGGAGAAGAAGCTCTGCACGCGGGTCCAGACAGACAGCACGGGCGCAATGGCTGGAGCCGTCGACAAGGGTGCAGGGACCGGCGCGGGGGCTTTCAGATCAGCCTCGATTGCCGCGAGGGTCTTCGGGCCGCTGATGCCGTCGACCGTCAGCCCCTTGCGCGTCTGATAGGCCCTGATGGCCGTTCGCGTCGCCGGGCCGCTGATGCCGTCGACCACAAGCGCCGGGCTCGCGCCCAGCGTGTTGAGCGCGTTCTGGAGCCATGTCGCGTCTTTCGGCGGATCGATGATCATCGGCGCGGCGGCACCATCGAAAACGATGCTCGGATCATGGCTCATCATGGCGAGGATGAGACCGGCGCAGCCGAGCTGCTTGTCGACGACGTTGGCGTCGAACTTGCCGTCAGCGACAAATTTGCCTTTGACGTATTGGTCCGTCCCAGCCCAGACATAAGCTGATGGCAGGCCGCGCATCGCATAGCCGAGCCCGTTGTAGCGCTCGAGATAGGTGAGCATCCCCTCGATGCTCCAATCCCTATTGCGCGCGGCGTAGGGCGCGCAATTGACCAGCGCATCGACGGCCGCATCTGCAAAACTGCTGAAAGGCCCGCGCCCTGCCGGGACGCGCACCGAGACCTTGTTCCACGGGTCTCCCTGAGCGAGGGACTTCGAAATATCCATCGTGCTCTCGCGGTAATGGGTGACGGCGACAAACACCCACGGGACGCCGGTGCGGCGCTCGATTTCCTTATAGGTCGCTTTGTTGGCCACCGCCTTCAGGGCCCATTTCTCGAATTCCGACCCGCGCGTCAGGCGCGCTTTCGCCCAGCGCGCAGCATTCGCCGCCCGCAGCGCTACAAGATCAACCATGCTGATTGCTCCAATAAAAAAGCCGCCCGGAGGCGGCGGTCCATCTTCTTAAGCTATTGATTTACCAAGCGTATATGCTGGCGTGACAAATAGAGGTGCCAGTAGAGTTTCCGGGGCACACAGGCCTGTTAAGAATATGTTCAGAAATTGATGATCCAGAACTGATCAAATCTATTTAAAATCGTCATAATCACTGCTATGGCCAGCACCTACACAGGGTGAGGCGGGCGGCGATGTTGAAAGAAGAATCCGAAGAGCTGGTTAGTCCCGAGCAAGGTGTTGCAGCGGTTAGAGTATTAAAGGCAATGCTGCAAAGCTATACGCCCGGCAACGCTATCGTATTGACAAGCGAGCAAAAAGGCGCGGCCGGCGTCATTCTGGCATGGCTGGAACAGGGCATGATCCCACCCCCCATCTACGATGATCCCTATCTCATCTATCTGAACGCCGTCGGCGATGAGCCCAAATAGGTGCGGCAATCATGACAACTCATGACGGGACCACAGACAAGATAGAGACAATCAGGCATACCTATGATTCCATTGACCTTTTGCAGTCCATGCTGCAAAATTACACCCCTGGTCAGCTGATCATGCTGACAAAGGAACAAAAAGAGGCAGCGAATATCCTGCTTGAATTTTTCAAGGAACTTCTCTCCGCATACCCCTACGTTTTCGATTAATTACATATTGAATATCACATCGGCGATGAGTTTCGCTTCTGCCGCGTAACCGATGGCGGAGGGATGCAACAGGTTGCCCGTGCCGTAATAATTCAGCACACTCACATCCTCATAGCTGCCGAGATAGCTGAAGAAATCGATCACCGCGATGTTGTTGACGATGCCAAGCTGTTTGATCGCCGCGACATAGGCGAGCTGCAAATTGCGGTCGGACGGATAGGCGACTGCGGAGGGGGCGGGCGTCACGAGCATCACGTTTGCACCGATCGCAAAACAGCGGTTGATGATGGCCTGCATGTTGGTGACAAACGTCGGCACGCTGCCCGTAAACAGCCAGTCGTTGATGCCGAGATTGATGAGCACGAGGTCAGGGTTAAAACGAGAGAGCCCGTTAAGACGGCCCCACACCAATGCGGACCCATTGTTCCAGGTGGTTGTCTGAGCGCCCTGAATGCCGGCGTTTAATATGCGCACCTGCGACACGGTGCTGTTATAGGCATCGACGCCCATGATGTAGCCGCCGCCGCCCGATGCCCATGATATTTTGAGCGTATGCGCACCGACCGCGCCAGCCGGAATGATCGCCTGACCGAAAGCGGCCGTGCCGGAGGTATCGAGCGTGGTTGCCGTATTGGAATCGACCTGCACGGAGAGAGTGGCCGTGCCCGTCGACTGCGCGTAATAGAGCACAAACGTATCGATTGGATCGGACGGCGCCCATGTCAGCGGGCTCGGCGTTGCTGCTCCCGCATTAAATGGATAGCCCCCTGGACATTGATTGCTGATGCTCTGGGGAGTGATCGTCCACGAGCCCGCAGAAAACCGGCTATCGAAACCGCCGAGCCCGCTCGTCGGGTTGCCGGAATTGCCCTCGCCTATGAAATTCTGACAGCGGCCGATCAACCCGTAATTACTGGCCAACTCAGCGAGACGATTGGTCCATGAGTTTTGATGATCGCCGCCGGATTTTGCGTAGTTTGATCCGTACCGGCCAAACGACGTGCTGTCGCCGAGCGCGAACACTATCGAGTCGGCCGTGCCCAGACGCGTCTTTGCAATGGCCCCGCGCCATCGCGCATAGGATTTGCGATCATAGTTGAAAAGATACGGCGTGACCGGCGGCACATAGGCAGGCACGACCGGCGACGGCAACGCAAGCGCCTTGCTGGCAGCAACCGCGCCTGTTGCAGCAATGAGCGCGCGGCGCGACAGACGTGAGCGAGATATCGTCATAGATCCCTCACTGATAGAAACGCAGATTGACGGTCACGGACACGCCGGAAATCGAAATGAGCCGGACATTGGTGAGCGGGCTCGATAGGATCGGGTAATCGACACCCGGATAGATACGCGAGCCGATCGCGGATGTGGGCGCCACGCCATCGCTGCGAAAACGGACATCTCCGATCTCGGGCTGCGTATAAACGAGGCGGGCGCTTGCAATGGCCGGGCATGACGCCGCCGAGAGAAGCTGCGCGAATGTCTGCGCTGTGGATGTCACCAAGACCTGACAATCACCGAGATCGACCAAAGCCGCATCCGTGCCGAACACCGGATCGCTCGACGAACCGCGTGCCGCCGCATTACTACCGCGCTGGCAGACAACATCGCGAGACGTATCTGCTGACTTAACCCACGAGTGCATCATACCATCAGGAGATGGCGCGAAAAATTGCAACTCGTTCTGCTTGATGAAAACTTTGATTCCTGGGACACCGGATGACGGCGCTCCACTGGAGTAGGTATGGAAGATCGGGGCATCAGTACTGCTCGAACATTGCAATGTGCCCGCGCCTGGGATCGTATCGAGATCCTGCCACGCAGACGTGGTAAGCGTGAATGATGTTGCGGCCATCACCTGCAGCGGCAGAAAAACGGCAAGCGCCAGCAGCGCGTAAAGACGCGTTCCCTTCATCTGATTTTCTCCTGTGGATTAATGCGGCTGCGTTAAAAATCTACGGCACGATCTCGGCGAGCGCCTCGAATACTGCCATATACCCCGCTCCACCGCTCAGCGTTTGAGCAATAATCTCTACTCCGAGTTCGTTCGCGAATTGTCCGTAAGGCTGCTCGAAGCCATAGCTGAATATCGCCCCTATATAAGAGACGCCAGGAGTGGTTATTCTCTTCCTTGTCTTGAAAGAAACACTCTGCCCCAGATATCCGCCTCCCGCAGGAATCCAATGTCCGCCGCCTATGAATCTCTCATAATAGCGCTGGCAAAGCGTCAGTTCCGTTGACACCGCCCGCAATTCCGGAACCGGTGGATTTGGATTGAGACCGATCGCAACGCTATTAGTCTCACGGAGATCAGCCTCCGTCATCTGAATGGAACTGCCGGAACCAATCGGACCAAAATCGAGAATGACCTGCAGGCCTCTTGCCGCCGATGCCGGAGCCTGGAACGTGTAGGCGACGCGCGACCAGACACCATCGGCACAGGATTGCAGCGACACCGCAGAGATGACAGACGCCGTTGACGCATAATTGTCGGCGGTCGAGGATGGTGCAATAATCGAGAGTGTCGGTACGATGGCGGACCCAGTCGCGTTGAAAATCTGGGCCTGAAACGTGCAAATGCAATCCGACAACTGAACCGCGATCAGGCTTTCAATCGGTTGCTTGACCTGCAGATTTGTAAGCGCTGCGGATGCTTGAACGCGCATCGAATAGATCGTCCGACGGCGTCCGCTTGTAACACTGACAGAGACAGACCCGCCTGTTGGCAGAACAAACCAGCCGTCCGCCGCATAGGCGCCCGTTGATGTCACCGTTAAAGAACCGCCTCTCTGCCAGACATCCATCGTGCCGTTTCGCAGCTTGTTCACATAGCCTTGCGAGGCTATCGATGCCTGGATATCGTCCGGCAGGTTCAAACTGTTGGGGAATGAAACCCGCCCCGATGATGGCGACATTGACAGCGACGGCTTGAGGGTTGCATCGGCCGTGTCGGCCGGACCGACAGCAAGTTCTGGTATGCCGGTATCGTTGATCCGCAGTTTCAGCCGGCCGCTGCCATCGTCTATCGTGAGCGAGGTTTCCGGCGAGGCATCCGAGCCGAGCGTCAGCATATGTTGCACGGCGGCCGCTACGCTGCCAGAGGCCGGGATAGACATGCGTGTGATCGCATAGGCTACATTGACCTGTGTCGCGCCCGTCCACGGGCGGATCAGCGTGACTTCCTCGCCACCGGCATCGACTGATGCAATCATCACCGCGTCGACGCCGTCGATCGAGAACATATCTCCCCGCCCGCAGACCTGCACGAGCGCACTGGTCGCGGGATCTGTCGAGACGAGATCCGCGCCGGTGAACGTGACGGTGCGCGAGCCATTGGTCACGGAGGCAGAGCCCGCCGTCCAGTCCGGCAGACCGCGATTGAAAGGGATTGTCATGTCGCCTCGGTTCTAGATAATGCGAAGATCGGCGTAGTAATCGACGCCTGTCGGATCGGGACCGATCAGAGCGAGCATGTCCGCCGCAACAGTCAGTTTCACCGCCCGGCGCAGATTTGAGCGATAGGTGCGCCAAAGCCCGCGCTGATGTTCATCAAGATCATCATCCGCATCGAGCAGGAAATAGCGATCCGAACGGGACAGATCATAGATGATCCGCTCCCGCAAACGCTCCTCGATCGATGGGCCAGTGAGTACTTCCTGAACCAATTCTTTCGTTACGAGATCGACGCGCCACAAAAAGCCGAAGAGATGGATCGGCTCCGGGATCTCGATCAGGCTCTCGCCCCGTTCGATGCGCAGCGCGATGAGATCAGACCGCTCCGAAATCTGGGTATGCACCGCACCCGTTAGCCGGTCATAAAGCAGCGCATGTTTCTGAGAGAGTGCGTCCGTCATCGATCGAGGCCCAAAGCGAGAATGGACAGTTGCGGATTGATGCCACTCGCCGAGATCGTAAGCAGGGCACCGATCGACATCACGCCGGTCGAACCCGCTGTGAACGTGTAAATCGCCGTGTAAGGAAAGATGATGCCGACCGTGCTCGAGGCTGCGATCGTCACGCTCGAAAGATTATAGTGCTGCACAGTGCTGCCATTAACGCTGATGTCCAGCGTCCCCGCCGTCGTGCCATTGGCCGACCAGCCGGAGGTGCTGACAAGCACCGTGATGCGCATCCCCGCGCGCACATAGATATTGACCGAAACATTATTGCCGACCGTTTGCGCGCCGGCATTATTGGTGATCGCATTAGCTGCGATCGGCGCCGAAGTGATGGTGCCATCGACGACGAGATTGCCATGAATGCCGACCGCCGCGACACCGCCGATCGTGCCGACCGTGAAGACATATTGATTGCCATAGCCCGTTGCCGCGATCGCGAAATAATCGACATCGATGATGAAATCCGAGCGGCTGGCATTAGAGATGAGTTTGAAGCCGGAGACATGATTATTGGCGTTCACCTCGACCGCATAAGAGGCCTCAATTCCATTGATCGAAGACGTGTGTGCCGTAAGGGTCGTCGAGACCGAGGCGAATTGTCCGCCGACGCTGGTGCTCAGCGTCGTGATGCTTGACGCAAGGGCGTCATCGGCGCTGATACGGGCAATCTGCTCCGTCGTGATCAGCGCCGTGATGAGATTATCCGCCTCCTCGCCGGGCCGCGCCAGAACCCAGCTCAGCCCGTTCCAGCTATAGACCGCATTCTTTTCCGCCGTGTTGATCCAGAGCGCATCGAAACTGCCTTCCGGCGCATTCGGCTGTACATAGACGGTCTTGTTGCTGGCGACCGCATAGACCGTCTCGATATTGACCGCATAGGCGCCTTGCGACATGGCCTGAGCGGTCTGATAATTGACGAAACCCGCCGTCCAGTTGGCGAGCAGGCGCGCCTGCCGGTCGAGCGAGCGGGAGGACTCGAGGATCGAAACGACCGTGTTAAGCTCGGTCTGATCGTCGCCATAAATATAGCCATAGCCGACATTGCTGATCGAACTCGCCGCCGCATTGGCTGCATTGGCGATCGCCTGATTGATCTGCGAGACGGAGGCAGGCCCCGCCTCGCCGCTGATCGTCACGGCATATTCCGTCGCTTCCGACAGCTGCACCTGACCGCCGCCATAAATATTGAAGGACAGAAACTTGAAATGGATCGTCGCGCCCACAAGCAGCGGATCGTAGGTCCACCTGAAGATCGCCTGATCAAGCAGCACGAATTTTTCATTGACGGCATGCGCCTCGATCTCCGAGCCATGCGCGCCGCGCAGGAGATAGGTCAGCCCGAACATGTTGGGGCCGATCGGTGTCGCGTTGGCAAAGGCAATGTATTCGCCGCCGACATAGCAGAGCGAGCCCAGCGCTTGCGCATTGGCCTCTGACGTCGTCGAAAGCGTGCCGCCTGAGGCCAGAAGATCGGCAGTCAGCGTATTGACCGCATCGAGCGACGGACCCCCGCCAGGCGCGGCCGCAACGGCAGGGAGCGGTGCTCCGACAATGCCGAGGTTCGGCCAGCCGGTGATGGTGCCGATCCGGTCATAGGTTTCGCCATCGGCAGAGGCCATGATCACGCAGCCGCCCCAGGCCGACCGGTCAGCCCCGCAGAGCGCGAACCAGAGCTGTGTTCCCTGCCCGAGCGATTGCGGCGGCTCGAAAATCAGCGGCGGCAACAGCCCGCCAGGGTCCAGATTATAATTCGGGATATAGCCAGACGGTGCCTCGCGGCCATAGAGCGGCGCCGAACCGATGCCAGACGGATAATCCTCCGCCGTGATCAGCAGAGTGCTGTCCGACTGTTCCTGGATTTGCGTGATCTTGACCGGCAGCCGGTGAAAGAAAGGCTCATAGGTCAGGGTCACGATATCGGCGGGCTGCAGCAGGATATATTTCTGCCCGAGCCCGAAGGTATAAGAATTCTGGATCTGCTTGCGGCCGAGACGCAGCGAGGCCGACATTTGCGCGGCGGCGGCCGTGGTGAAGAAGTGGCAGGTTTCGCTATCGCCTGTCAGCAGGCCATTGAGCGCGATCGAGGCATCATCCTGCGCCGTTACGACCGCCGTGTTATAATCATTGTTGCGATCGATATATTCGACCGAAACCGAATTGACGATCGAGGCTTTCGCCGCACGCATGATCTGGATCGGCCCGGCGATCGAGGCCGAATAAGAGCCGGCTTGCGTTTCCGGCCCCATGAAATCATCAACCGTGAGATCATAGACGGCTTCCGTCACCGGCGCATAATCGCCGATCGCCGTGTCGCCGCGCGGCACGACTTCCAGCCTGCCCTGATCGACGAAAACATCGCAATTCAGGGCCGACAGAAATCCATCGAGCCAGTCCTGCGCCGAAGTCGCGCGCGTGATCGAGGGCGAGACCAGCATGTCCGTCGCCGCGCAATAGGCCTCGAAGGATGAGAAGTCGCCCATGAGCTCTTCAAACGCCGCATTCACGCCATAGACCGGATTGCTGAGAAAATCCGCCAGCACGAAAGCCGGGTTGCAGTCCATCGTGCCAGGCACGAGATTGCCGCCCTGCACCTCGAAGGAAAGCGCCGGCAGTGTCGTCGCCGAGCCCAGTCCGAAATTCGCGGCCGCGACGGAAGCAATGCCGCGATAATGCAGGCCTTCCTCCAGATGCGCCGTCGAGAAATAAGACCATTGATATTGGTCCGGCCCGCCGAGCAGCGCCGTCAGATCGTTTGATGTGATCGAGGGTGTGCCATTGGCAAAAGTCGCGGAAGCAGGACGGTTGTCGATGACGGCCTGATTGAAGGCATATTTGGCCGTGTCCTGAAAGATCAGATTGATCGATTCCACCGGGCCGTGACAAAGGCCCATGATGTAGGAAACGGTGTAATCATAGGAGACATTGGTCGTACCGCCGCTGCCGCCCATGCCCTTGCCGCCGCGCTGGCGATCGACGATCGCATGGGCGATGAAATCATTGTACCAGATCAGATTGCCGGAGATCCGCGTCGTGCCCCAGAGCAAGGGGATGACGCCGCCCTGAGCCGACGTCTGGATGCCCAGTGTCGTGAAAAGCGGCTGATAATTGACGGACATGCGCTACCAGAAAGAGTAGAATTTGCGGGCTTTTGCATTGCCGAGGCGGCCTTGATCGCCGCGCGCCTCGGTCACGCGCTTCAAAAGCGAATCCGCATGAATGATGACCGGCCAGCCCGGATCGATAACCACCCCGCCATGCGAAAAGCCTCGCCCGGCCCAGAACAACACGACATCGGCGGGCTTCGGCTCGCTCACTTCATGCGCAAAGCGCTCGATCGTCTGCAGATAGACCGAGGATGCACGATTGAGCGCCGCCTGCGGCGCGTAAGGCGCGATCTCGATCGGCGGTATGATGCCAAGCCGCGCGAAAACTTCTGCGAAAAAGGTGCAATCGGCAGCCGCGCCCTTGATACGTCCGGAATGCAGATAAGGCGTCCCAAGCCATTCGCGCACATCCGCGACGACGGCCGCACGACCCTGTTCCTCCGGCAGGCTCACGCCGCTGTCTCCGCCGCCGGTATCCATGGATAGCCGCCGAAATTCTGAATGTTGCCCGCACCAAAACAGGTCGCCCGCGTCTTGTCGCAGCCGGGATAGGCGAGAAAATTATCGCCCGGCGCAATGTCCTCCGGAAAGGGAAAGATCAGCGCGAAATTTGTTCCGTCCCAGGCCCGCACCGCGCGCGAAAGCCCCGCATTCTTGCCAGACGCCATCACGACGCGGCCAAGCGCGAAGGTCGAGAAGCCGGAAGGCGTCGTCACACTCGACGAAAACCTGCCGCGCGAAGCTGACGCGCTCACCGAGCCCGCCCGCGCATAGGCGATAGCCGTGAGACGGCACCCGGAATCAAAGAGCGTGTGCCAGCACGGTGCCTGCCAGAAATGCCGCGGCATCGATTGCTGCAGCATTTGCGACGGGCTGTTGACGGTGAAGACAACCGCCGACACACCCATGTCAATGTCACCGACATTGCCATAGAAGAGCCGCCACAAGACTTCGCCCGCCGGAAGCGGGCTTTGCCAGGGCTGCGGCCAGCTCGGCCAATAGACGCGATCGACTTCGACGATTGCATTGTCGAAAAATCCGCCATGCACCGCGACGACGAAATCGGTCGAGCCGATCTTGTCGGGAAAGGCCGCGCCGGAAAAAACATCGAGCGCACGCGGCATGACGGCGACCGTCCAGGACGCCGTGTTGAGGCCGAGGCTCGCATTATAGCAGGCCTTGGTCCCATCCTCGCCGCCATCAATGTTCGGACCTTTGTTGCCGCACCCGATATAGGTGTGGCCGCCATAGGTGACATCGACATCGGCATTCGTCAGATAAAGCGTCGGCAAGCCGCCTTGCGGCGTGATGCGATAGCAATCCGCAAAGACGAATGTGCCGGTGCCAAGCAGCGCGATGAGGCCGGAGGAAGCCGTCTTCATGTCAGAGCTTTACAGATGTGAAAGACAATTTCTTCACCTCGGCGAAATTGCGCATGAAGAAACTGAATTCGACCGTGTCATCGTCGAAGCGACACAAATGGTAGAAATTACCGGTCCAGGTCAGCGTGGCGCCGCTCGGCGGAGCGACCAGAAAATCCACCTGGCCGCCCGCATCCATCGTGAATTCGGCTGTCGGCGTGCCATCAATAAAGATCTGCGGCGTTCCGATCGTCGCATAGACCGGCATGGAGAAGCCGCCGGTTTCCTGCACGAGCTGGAAGCGATCCGTCGTGCCATTGCCGAGGCCGAAAGGCTGCGCGGCAACGGCGTAATCCGTCTGGTCCTGAAAGGCGAAGATATTCGTTCGCCCAAAACAGGCATTGTAAAAGGCCTGCAGGGTCTGTTGATCCTGCGCAACCGCATCCGCCTTCAGAAACTCGAAGGTGAGCTGGAAATTGACGCGCGGATAAGACCAGGCCGCGAGCGGCGTATCCTTGCCGGAATGCGCCATCTGACTGAGCGTGCGCCAGGTCGGCACCTTGACGACAGGCCATGTGAGGCCTTGCAGCGCGGGAAAGATCGGGATCGCCATAGAATGCGTTGCTCAGCTCAGGCGAAGCGCATGCCGGGCTTCGTGATCTGCTGGCGCTGGATTTCCTTCACTAAGGGTTCTACCCAGCTTCGAATCGTCTGTTGACTGACATTGCCATAAACGATCGGCGCGAAGTTTATGCTCACGCCACCGCCGCTCACGCCACCGCTGTTGCCGGACGCCGCGTTCGCCATCAGATTTTGCGCCCATGGCGTGGCGGCCGCCGGCACGATCATTTCGCCCTGATGGACCTGCGCGATCATGTCGGAAGGCAGGGACCATGAGCCGACCGCGAAGGAGGCCATGCTTGCGACGACGCCCATGCCGGCCGCTGCCGGACCAGCTGCTGCCGGGCCCATGATCGGCGAGAGAAAGCCGAAGATGCCGGCAAAAGTCTGCTTCGCCGAGGCAAGGATCTGCGTGATCATCGCCGAAAAGGTGACGCCTTGCGCTGCCGTCGCGCCCGCCGCCATGATGCCGGAGCGCGCCGTTTCGCCAGCCGCCACCGCGGCAGTTTTTGAGGCCTCTGACGCATTGGTGATGGCAAGCTGCGCCGCCTGTCCGGCCATCCAGTCCGCAACCATGCGGATGCGTGCCTGAATGAAACTCTGCACCATGGAAAGGCCCACATTGCGCACCGCCTGGCCGAAGGTCGCCTGCCCCCGGATCATCGACATGATCTCACCTGACACCGAATTGCCGACCTGCTCGAAGCTGCGGCGATAATCGTCGACAATCTGCTTGTTGACCTGCTGATGGATAGACTGGCGCTGGCGCGCATAATTGGATTCGAGCTGGAGCTGCTGGTTCTGAATGCGGACCTGCTGCATGAAATCATCCGCATAGGATGCCCGGCGGAATGCAAGATGCTGCTCTTCCAATGCCCGCTTCTGTTCGGTGAGGGCGAGCAGCTGGGCCAGTTCGTCCTGATGCGATATCTGATAAGATTGCGCTTCCTGCCGCACCAAAGAAATCCGCGTCTGGATGCCCTGCAAGGCGATCTCATAGCGGGTGTTTTCTTCTTCTCTGGCGATCTGCGCCGTCTGCTCCGCCTTTTGATCCGCAAGATTGACGAGTTGCGTTTCATATTGCTGATGCTGCGCCGTGCCTTCTGCATAAAGCGCTTGCGTCGCACGGATCGAGCGCTCCTTGGCGGCGAATTCCTCGGCCGAGCCCTTTACGGCCTGCGCCGCCTGAAGATCGGCGCTCGCCTTGGTCGAAGCCGCTTCCTGCTCGCGCAGGGTTCGCGTCGCCGTAAGCAAATGAGTTTCGGCGACACGGCGTGCATTGGCCGTGGTTGCCGCATTGGCTTCTTCCTGATAGGCCGCGATCAGTTTCAGAGTCGCGTTATAAGCGTTCTCTTTGCCCAAGGCGGCTTCCCGCAGATTGGCAAGTTCGGCGAGCTGCGAGGCCGAGCCGCCGTTACGCGTATCCGTTAACTCTTGCAGCTTCTGCTTTTCCTGATCGATCGCGGCGGTGATACGTTCGATTTCGGCTGAGGCGTTCGGCGGCGCAAGCTCGCCGATCGGCGCAAGACCACCAAAGGATTTCAACTGGCCGAGCGCCGCTTCCAGCTTGTGAATATTGGCGACGGTCTCATCGATCTGCTGCGGCAGAGTGTTGTCTTTCTGCGCCACCTCCATGCCGATCTTGATCTGCTGCTGCGGCGATTCATTGAGCTTTCGCAAGGCCTCTGTTTCGGCCGTGATGGAGCTCATACGCTTCTGCCGGGAGGCTTCAACTTCCTCGAGTGCTGCCTTTTCCGCGTTGATCCCGGAAATATAACCGCTCTCGACCGAGGCGGCTTCGGCCATTTCAATGTTGAGGCGTATCTGGGCCGCAATGCGCTCATCGATCAGAGCCCGGCTTTCAGCCATCCGATTGTTCACGATCTGCAACAGAGCCGCCTGCGCGGTGGAGACGCTGCCGGTACGCACTGCCTCATTGTAATAGGCCATCTCAGATGCCGTGAGAGCGGGAAACATCTCCTGCAACCGGCGTCCGGCATCAAGCGGATTATTGAAAAGATCGCGCAGATGCTTGGCGGCTTCAGGCGCTTTCTCGCCCGTCGTTTTCGCAAAATCCTCCAGCGAATGTACAACGCCCGCAATGAGCGGCGCGGAGGCATCCCGCATCATCGTGAAACCGGCGAGGACTTCCTGCGCGCTTTCCAGCGACATGTCCGGCATTTTCTTGAGCTCGGTGAGCAGCTCCTGAATTTTTGCCTTGGTAAGATCGAAGGCCGTTCCCATCGAGGCAGCCATCTGCACCTGCTGAACGGCCTCCCCCGTCGCGCGCGCCTGCAGGATGAACATGCCGAGCGCCGCCGTCGCGCCGCCAACACCGAGCGCCAGCGCCGCCCAGCCGCCGACTGTCATCAAGGCCGCCGTGTTCATTGTCGCGATGATCTGGCCGATGCGGCCACCTTCCACAGCCAGCGCCCGCATGGGGCTTTGCCCAGCCGCGATCTCGTCGAAAAAGGCGCGCGCGACATGCCCAGCCTCGAGCATCTGGTTGCGATTAAAGACGCCCTGCCCGGCCGCCCCGCCTTCACGCAACTCGTGTTGGAGGGCGGCGACCGACAGGCGCGCATGTTCCGTCTCAGCCGCCCAGGAGGTCAGTGCGGCACGGGCCGTATCGGCATTCGAGCCTCCGCTGACAACCTGCGCCGCGAAAGATTGCATCTCCCGCGTCGACGTTCGCAGTTCGCGCTGCGCGATCGCGAGTTTGGCAAGCAGGTCGCTCGTATCAGCGCCGAAAGAGACGGAAACGTCTGCCATTGTATATCCGGTAAGTTAAAGCTGCTTGACCTTGCCGTCCGGAAAGGCGGCGATCAGTCCGCCAATGCCGCTAGGATCGTCTGTGTTCGATGCGCGCCGGTCTTCCTTCGGCTTCACGCCATAGGCGGCCGCGAGAATGAGATCGGCGGGAGGATGCTTGGCCCAGAACCCGAAAATCAGATCGATGTCCGCCACGCAGAGATCATCGACCTGCTCATAGGAGCGGCCATGCGCCATCAGGCGGCCGTAGACATCCCGCCAGATGGCGTCTCTGTCCCGGCCGCTTGTTCTTCCCCCGGCGCGCTCTCCTGCAAAAAGCCGCCGAGGCGCAGGATGACCGCCATGGCTTGCGCCGCATCGCCGCCTGACGCCTCGATATCATCGATCTGCGCGGCAGCCTCCGCGTGATCACGATCGAGGCCGATACGGATAATCTCGATCGAGAGGCCGATCGAGCTTTCGCTCGAAGACATGACACGCTCGATGGCACGCACCTGCTTCAGCGTCAGCGGCCGGATTGAAAAACTCATCTCGCCGAGCGTGATCATTTGCGGATCAGGACGCATTAGCTCACCTCATTGAAGGACCAGGTCATGACCGTGTTCGACGCATCAGCGAAGCATGAAAAGTCGAATTCCGGCATGACGAAATCTTCCAGCTTCGACTGGAAAGACAGTTTGCTGCTCGTACAGGCATTCATCTGCACCGAGATCTGCTTGCCCTGGAAAGTCGTATAGAATTTCGCCGAGAAAAGCGGTGTCGAGCCGAGTAGCTGGTTTGTGACAGTGATTTTCTGGCCGGCCGACGTGATGCCATAGGTATAATTAATCAGCAGTCCGAGCCCGCTGTCCGCCGAGGCAAACGTGTAAATGCCACCAGCGGAAACTGAATATTGCCCGGCCGTGGGCGCACTGGCGACGCGTTTTAACGGCAGGCCGGTTGCCGCAAAGAGCACGCCCGCATCCTCCGCAAAGGTCGCGCCGTTTGCGGCCGTGTAGGTATAGGGCGATGATGCTGGCACCGCCGCCGCCTCGCCATATTGCGTGGCTGTCTGTCCTGCCGAGGGCGCCACACCATAGAACAGATTTGCCAGCGCGAGGCCAGAGATCTGCGCGACTTTCGCCTTGCCTGTCGTCTTCACCGTACCGCGTGCAATCGCAAGTGGACGCTGAAACTGACCGTAAAGCTCTTTTGTAGTCGCGGTTTCCTCGATCGTGACTTCCTGCACCAGACCGAAGTTATAAGGCGTCGCGCCCGCGATATCGGTTCGCGTGCCGATCAGCACGCCCGAGCCGAAGGAATAGATGGACATGAACCCTCCTTTGTCAGGGTAAAATGATTTCGATCAGTGGAAGCGCGATGCTCTTGCCTGTGATGTCGCCCGGTGCACAGTCCGCATCGTCCTTCAGCATGGCCGAATAGACGAGCCCTCCAAGCGTACAGCGGCCGGAAATCGGATCGTCAGGCGCAAGTGCCAGCTCGATCACGTCGAGACCTTCATTGACCGCCGTATCCGGCACCGCCGTCAGATCGGGGCCCGCATCGAAATAAAGTATGGCGCGGAGATAGATGGTCCGCTTCGCCGGGGCCGATGGCGACACGCGATCATAGCCATGATGATCGTTGACCAGCATCAGGGCTGGCGTCGTCTCCGGCGCAAAACTTTCCGGGGCACGATTGCGGCGTCCGGCACTGACAAAATAGCCAGAACCCGTCAGCCTTGCGAAGAGCGCGGCCACGGCCTGTTCACGGGTAACCCTCATTGTGTGCCTCTGCTTACGGCGTCTTTCATCGCAGCGACAAGATCGCTCCTAGAAGCCTCGAAAGCGCCGCCGATAATATTCTGCGCCGGAACACGGCCGCCTGGCGATCGCACCTTGCTGGCAAAAATCTGACCCGCTGAGCCATTGAAACGCAACATCTGTTTAGCCTTCGGCAGAATGACATGTGGCGGGATATTGGCCCCGCGCTCGACAAGATGCGCATGACGCGCCCTTGCATTGCCAGCCCTCACGGACGCATAGACGCCGAATTGCGTTTCGATCACCTTGCCGCGAATGCTGCGCAGATAAGAGCCTGAACGAACCGGTGCCTTGCTCCGAGCCCGGCCGAGAATGATCGCTTCATAGGCTTCCGCGACAGAACGTAGGTTTTCACGCACGCGTGTCGGCATGATCTCAAGACGCAAATGCGCTTGAGCGTCATTGATCTCGACGCTGAATTGATCGGTCATGAAAGTTTCTCAGGTAACGCCGGTGACAATGCAGATGATTGCACCGGCAAGCGCACGCGTATGCGGATCAAGACGCGATATGCTCAATCTCTCACTTGAGCCCGGAAGGGTAATTCGATCATTCTTGGCGAGCGGCAAAGGAAAGGCCTCTCGCTCAAGGTCATCGGCCAGCAGCAACACTTCTCGATCACCTTGGCTAATTGCGCCCGGCTCAGTTGCCGCATAATCGGTGCGTGCCGAGGCTGACGTACTAACCGTATTGCCTTGCACAACACCGGGAACCGTAGCTGCGATCACAGTCTGGCTTGCTCCAAACCCGATGATCCGCTCAACCACAACCGGCACGGCGCGGCGCGCGAAGGCATTGCGATAGGCGCTGACAATAGAAGGGTCTGTCACGAAGCTATCACTCTATAAGGCGAGAGGAGCGACAGCGCGACCTTATCGAACACCCCGTCGCTTTGCGTTTCCCATGATCGCGAGATCACCCCGATGACAGTTTCCTGTTTCAGCATCATGTCGGGCCGCGCCATTGATTGCATTTTGCCGACGCCAAGAATAATCGCATGCAGGATAGGCACCGGTACGTCATCATATCCGGCCTCATAGGTGATTTGCACTGAATCGGGATCGCAGCGACAATGAGGCCAAGACGCGCCATGTGCTGGCAGCACCTTAGTGCCAGACAGCGCGTAGAACATGGGGTCAAGCGTCTGCCTGATACCATCGACGTCGAGATAGGTGATTCTTTCGATGCCGATGACCGGCGGAAAGAGACGGAGCCCACATTCCAAAATAAAGGAACTGCTTCTGAATTGAAGCTCTTGCCTCCCAAGCACCCGGCCAAGCAACCCAGCAGGCCCATCGATCGCCTGCGTTACAGCAGCGATGAGTGCTGTCAGGTTTGCATCGCTGCCGCTGCCAGCATCCGTCATTCCAAGCCGCGCCCGCACGGTCTCCGGATCAACGATCGGCTCCGGCGGCGTGATGACGACTGTGGTCACGGACGAGCCTTTTTATTGCGGGGCGCGGGCTCTTCCGCCTTGTTCAGGGGCTCAGGCTCGGCTTTCGGTTCTGGTACCGGCGTTTGGCCAGGATCGAGTTCAGGCGGCCGCTCGGGTTCCGGTGTCGGCAGAGGTGGGGGCGTTTCGGGCTCAACCAGTTTCAGCACGCCGGAGCGCACGAGATGCGCAACATCGCTCTCGTTTGCTTCGCGCGTGTCGCCCTTCACGTAGCTCCTATCCCCGAAGTGTTGGCGGAGAACGTAGAACGTGGCCATCACTCACCTCATGCCGGGTTGATTTCGCCAGTGATGAACGCCTCGGGGCGATACACCGCGAGGGCCAAACGCTCTTCGGCGAGGATCGTCACGAGGTTGCGGGTGAAGTCGTCATTGACGAAGCCAACCTCAACGCGCCCATCCCAGCGATCGAAGAGCTGCGCGCCGAGACGGAACGCGCCGGTCAGGAAGTCGCCGACAGCCATCGCCTGCGTCGAGACCACCGGAAGGCCCCAGAGCGTCGGGGTTGCCGTGCCCTGCGGGTTGCCGATGATATAACGGCCATCGCCATCCTTGAGCAGCTCGATCCCCGTCCAATCGACCGGGTTGAGCACATGACCCGTTGCCGGATATTCGGCGAGCGCCGCCTGCAACATCGCAAGACGCAAGACATCAAGCGATGTGGTTGCAGCCGGAGAGCCAACCGGCGCTGCAAATGCCGTTGCCTGAGGCATGATGCCATTGAGGTTCTGGCCGGTGCCGTCTCCATTCAAAAGCTGATTTTCTTCGACGTAGGCCAGGCCGTAAAGCAAACGCTGATCGATGATCGAGCGCAGCTGCGAAAAGTCATCAAGGATCTGGCGTGAAGCTTTCATCCAGTGCGCGATGACTTTGTTGCTCGTGGTGACAAGCCCGAATTGCAGGTCAGACCCCGGCTTCGCAGCGCCTTCAGCGACCGGCGCAGCGGCGTTGGTAAAGCCCGTCTCCTTGACATATTCGAGCGTCGAACCGTCCATCCGGCCCGGTGTGATCAGATCGCGGATCGTCAAGCGACGTTGCGGCAATTCCAGAATGCCAGGCAGTCGCGTCGTCTGAACGCCAGCGCCCCCCGCCCCCGCCGCCGGACCCGGAGCCGAGGTGATCGTAGCCTTGACCCGCATATCGGCTCGAGCATTCGGGCGCGGCGTCTGTGCCAGCGCCTTGACGCCCTCTTCATCGACAAAGCGTTCGCCGATTGATTTTTCAGCATCAGGCTCACGCGTACCAAGCGCGATTTTCTGCTCGATCTGCGCAACCTGCTCGCCGAGCGCATTCATCTTCAGGAGCGCCTCGTCAGCCTTCTCCTTCAGCGAGTTCGCCAGCGTCTCCCCCGCCTTGGCCTTGCCAATCGCTTCGTTGGCGACAGCTTTCACGGCATCGAAAGCCTTTTGGTGCTCCGTCTTGATTTCAGCCGCGAGTTCAGCCGCCGACTTGGTTTCGGTGCTCATGTCATTCTCCTAAAACTGTGTGTGGGGTCAGCTGCGCAGCGCGGAAAAAAACGCGGCTACGTCACTTGCCGTGCCATCAGGTTCCCCCTGACCGCGCTTCAGGTTGATGCGCACGGCGCGCTCAGCCTGTGAGTTGGAAAGGCCGAAAGGCTCCGCCTTCAACAGCCGCTCCCACTCGCGCTCGGAAAGCCGGTCCCCGGCCCTCAGTTTCTCGATAATCTCCAACGCATCCGCTTTGACCTGCGAGACGCGGGCTTCCAGATTCATCGGCATGGTGACAAGCGAGATTTCCCGCAAATCAATCGTCTTCAGCCGCGTTATGCCGGGGCGGCGCTCATCTGCCTCAGCTCCACCCGCAGGCACGCGATAACCAATCGACATGCCGCCCAGAGCCCCAGCCTTCAGCAGCCCATGCGCACGGCGCGCAAGCGGGTCATGCTCGATAAGCAGCTGACCCTTGACATAGAGGCCTTTTGCGTCCTCGGCGATGTCCTTCCAGATACCAATCGGTTCGGTATGATCATGCTGCCAAAGCAGCGGGATATTGCGCCGGTCCTTCTTTGCCTTGACGACACCCTCGATAAACGCACCTGGCTCGACGACATCGCCGCCCTGATCAACATTGCCGAACGTCGACGCATAGCCTTCGAACTCTCCGGCCTCGCCAATCGATTTTGTTTCGAGCTGATAGTCATAATGATGCGTCATAGACTTCACTCGTCTTCGCCGATCGGAGGGTCGCCGTTGTCACCGATGCCACGCGCCTCGGTGATCGGGATATTCTGCGATTGCATGCGCGGGACATCTCCGCCCTCGATCGGCGGCAGGCCTTCCAGCATGCGGACATAGTTGATGGTAAACACACCGGCCGCGAGCATGGATGAGTAATAGGCCGCCCGCGCCGCGCTATCGCCGCGCAAGAGGCTTTCGAAATTAAACCCGACCGTGACGCCGCGTGCCCGATCCTCTGGCGTGAGCAACTGCTTTTCGATCGAGGCTTCGATCCGCTTGGCGCGACGGCGCAGTGCAAACCGCTGAAAGCCAAGCGTCTGTTGCTCGATGCCCGTGCCCCACGACGTCGATTTTTCCGTGTGCCCAACCATAAAGGGCGGCACGCCGAATAACCGGCAGACCTCTTCCACCGAGCGCGCGCCGGATTCCAGCATTTGCGCGTCTTCCGGCTTCATCTGGATCGCTTCGGCCTTGGCGCCGCCTTCCGCGATGTAAGGGCGCCCGGTATTCGTTGCGCCCATATAGCGCTCCACAAGCTTTGTGTTTGCCTGTTCCCGTTGCTCCGGCGTCAACCAGTCTGGAAAAACGATCTGCATGCTCGGCCGCATGCCATTCGCGAAAAATGATCCCGATGACCGATCGATCGCCTGCGCGAGCCCGAACACATTGCGCCCGAAACTCAACGTCGAAAGTCCACCAAGAGGCGAGCCACCGAACCCGCGAACATGCATGACATCGGCAGACGACAAATCGAACGTGCCGAAATCATCGGTCCATCGATACCAGATCGAGCCGTTCCGTTCGCGCCGGGTAGCAACCGCGTCCGGCATGATCGGGATCAACGCAATGATGCGGCCCCCACTGCGAACGATCCGTGCATAGGCATTGCCCCAAAGCTCAAGACTGACGCAGACAAACTCCCAGAAATCGACGGCTGTCTGGTCCGCGTTCGGGCTGTCATGCAGCAGGCGGAAAAGCGGGTGCTCGCCATACTCCTCAGCGATCCCCGATGCTCCGTTGCGATAGACCAGGAATTGCAGCGAGGCGATTGTGCCAGCCAGAAGGTTGACACACGCCCATGCTGTCGAGAGCGACAGAGTCCCCCGCCACGTCACCGGCTCATTTGAAAAGCCCACCGCACCAACCGGATACCAGCCATCCGTATTGGTCAGCGACAATTGCCGCACGACTTCGGCCTTTCGCACCAGTCCGAACGCGCCCAGCATTTTTGAGACGATGGTCATCAGGTGCTACCGAGCCAATCGAAAAAGCCCGCCATCTTTCCGCCGGATGCAGTCGGGTTGCGTGACATCAGGATCGTTGCGTTAAAGGCCGCAATCAGCGGGTCAATCTTGGCCCGGCCTGCCGCCTGCTTTGTCACGAGCACCGCATTGCCTCGCCGCTCAACTTTGGCATTGCCGACAATCCAATTCATCAGCGCTGTGCCGCCATGGACGATCGTGCCGTCTTTCAGTTTGCGCTCGAGCCCGAGCACGGCGCCGTTGAGACGATAACCTTGTGCAACAGCCATAAGCTGCTTTTCATCGACGCCGCGCCCGGCAATCTCGTCGACCATCGCAGCGACGCCCATCGGATCGAGCCCGACAGCCGCTTCGTCTGGCAACAAGCCCGCGTCCTTCACGCGCTCAACAATGTCGGCAACCTCTTCGATGTCCTGCGTCGGGTAAGAGCAGATAGTCAGCGTGCCCTCACGCTCGAAATCACGCAGCTTCGAAACGATCTCCTGCCGCCGCTCCAAAACATCCGTATGCGCCCACGCATGAGCCCATAACAACCATGCCCGCGTGTCGCGATCGCGGCCCATGACGACAAGCCCGAGCAAATCATCTAGGCCGCCGCCGTCGATTCCCACAACCGCAACATCCGATCGCGCGATAAGCGTTTCGAGATCGGAGAGCGTCGCGTCAGCGCAGCGCTCCCAATAGTTTGCACCCGGCCAGCGATCGCTTGCCAGCCGCAACCCGATCTCGATATTCAAATGCTTCGCGAGAAAGACCTGTAGTTCGCCGCCGGTTGCATCCTTGACCTTGGTATATTCGTCGATCAACCATTCCTGATCGACAGACATGCCGATATTCGGATTGGTGACGTAATAATTCGCCGGGTCGAGATAGGCTTCCCGCTCGACCATATCTTCCGGAAACTCATAGATCACCGGCAGGCTTTTGCGGTCGATAATCTCGCCGTCCCGCACCTTGCGGAAATATTCAAGCTTGGTTTTAAAGACGCCAGATGGCTCCTCATCCGATTGCGTCGAGAGGAGGATCACAAAGCCTTCCCGGCGCGAGACCTGCCCGCCGGTTGCCTCCCGCAACATCGCGTCCGCCTTCGGGCGCTTGCCGAATATCCACAATTCGTCGATCAGGACAAACGCAGCCTTCTTTCCCGACACCGTGTCAGAATCGGCCGCAACGACTTTCAACACCGCGTTAGTCGTGCGATGCGTGATCGTCCGTGTATGCTCTTGCACATGCAGGAGACCGCCTTCCAGCCAATTCAGCTCCGGATCGGCCTTGATCATGTCGCGTGCCGGGTGAAACGCGTTGTTCGCGACTTCCAGCGTTGGCGCCAGAATCAACAACTCTGCCGACAGGCGCCAATTGCGGATCAGCGCCGTCACCATAATCCCGGCTGCGATCGTGCTCTTGCTGTTCTTTTTCGAGATCAGCAGGAAGAACTCACGGATCAGCCGACGGCCGGTCTCCGCATCATAGGCCCCGAAGATCGCCCCGACGAAATCGAACACCCAAGGGGCACAGGCCTCGCCGAATGTTGGCGATCCTGCCGCGTCGACAATGCGCAGCGACTTGAAAACAGCGAGCGCATCGCGTGCCTCATCTGCAAACAGCGGTGACGGAATCAGCGATCGCCTGGCAACGATCCTCTCGCGCCAGTCCGGACAAGCCGTCGTCCATTCCATTAGCGTTTGTTATCGACCACGAGTTTCGGAGCGCTCGGCGGGGCAAACCGGCCAGACTGTGCGACCTTTTCCGCCGAGGCCTGGCGCTCGGCTTTCTTGCCCCCCGCAGTCGCCCCAGCTTTCGCAAGCCGCTCTTTCTCAGCCCGAGCCATAACCTCCTTTGCCGCCATCACACGCGCCGCGTCGGATTCGCTCATCGTCATCACGTTTTCCAACGTCGACAAAGCAACGCTCTCAAGGTCTGCCGCCGTCCGGATAGATGTCGGCACATCGCTCGGCGGGGGCGGCGCATCATTGGCAATAGCTGCCTTCCGGCCGATCGGCTTCCGCCCCGAACCGGAACGCTTTCCGCCCCGGCCTACACCTGTCGATTTCGTCACCGTTTGAAACCCGTTTGAAATACGAAAAAAATCTCCGGATGAGGGAGCCGCCGGTTGCTAAGGCCATAGGCATCGCAACTTTTAGGTGCCCCCTTACCGCACTCGCTCAGCTGCGCGCTCCTCCGCCTGCACCGCCGCGTCATGGCAAGCCTTGGCGATCGTCTCGACGTTGTCGATATCCCAAAACAGCTTTGGGTCACCCTTGTGGGGGCGCTTGTGGTTGGCTACCGGGCTGTTGGGCGCAGGGTGCTTGCCACTGCATAGCTCACCCGTGCGCTGGCAGATGTAGCCATCACGGACAAAGACAGCCTGACGGAGGCGTTGCCACCTCGGTGTCCTGTACCAGGCTCGCCATGGGGCTAGCGTGTCTCTTGTCTTGTCCTGAGCCTTGGTGTCACCCGGAACATACCCGAGGCGGGGTGGCACGGCGGCAAGCCGTGGCTTGAGATATGAGAGCCTACCCATTTGCCTCAGCGCTCGTGCTTGGGATTGGAGAGGATCAAGATCGCCTAAAAAAGCGTACAATTTACGGTATTAAGGCTTGTAATAGCGTACAAATTACGCCATAAAGAAATGGCCGAAGCGATGGTGCTTCGGCCTACCGAAAGGGGGTGACGCTTGTGAAAGTCCGGATGCTGAAACTTGAGATCAGATTGTGGTTCCTACGCCTGCTTCTGATCTTCAAGTAAGAGGCTCAGGGGGTCGGGAGAAATCCCGGCTCCCACAACCGGAACGGAATAAGCGTCACCCCTTGAGGGAATATATAGCATGACCAGCGAGCAGTTCAAAGCCTGGCGCAAGCACATGGGCTTTTCACAGACCGAGGCCGGTGCATCTCTAGGCCTCTCCAAGAGCACAATCGAGATGTATGACTCAGGGCTTCGGAAGGCCGACAAGACGCCTATCGATATCCCGAAAGCCGTTGAACTCGCCTGCGCCGCGATCGCGCTCGGGATCAGAGCCTATGAAGGGCCGCAGTGAAAAGCACTATGCATTTTTTGCATATTGCTCTGGCCTGACCATTTTGCCGCCGCCGGGGATATGGTCAGAAACCACGGCACTTTCTGACATAGGCGGGTGGCTTATGTCAGATAGGCGCCGGCCCGGGCGCAATGTCTACTCACACGCGTGCGCGCCATGATAGATACTTTTACGATTTGGAAATTTTTTCCTCGGAAGTGTCAACTGCGTTTTCGAGTCATCCCGAAAAAAATAGCACAGGCTGTCAGACCTGCACGGAAGGAATCGAAATAGGTGCTTTCGACGGAAAGGCCATCGACGCAAACCCGATCAAGTAAATCAACCATGGTAATCGTCGAACGATAACCGCCGGACATGACAAGCATATTCTGAAGCGGCTCCCGCAGCTTTTCGAAGATCTCATTCGCCTTGTCATTCGCCAATCGATCACCGGAAACGCCAGCACTGCCTGAATAGCCGGTTTCATAGGATGGTGACCGTGCCGAGCGCGCCTTGAGCCCTAGCACCCGATCCGCACGGCCCCGCAGCCTGGCATATTCCAGAGCGGCGGCAGTCTGCGTATCCGTCAGCTCTCCCTGAAGCCGGAGGATGCCAAGCGGGGTTTCGAAGATCGGGTCGACGGCCTTATTGCGGGCAAGGAGAACGATGCGTTGGATATGCGCCGGGGAGATCGCATTACGCTCGCGGATTGGACGCTGCTTCCCACATGGGTAACGCCCATGGGATTTTGGCTCGATGGCTGGGGTCTTACCCGCCAGCGTTACGGGGGCTTTCCGTGGTCTTCCTACTCGGCTCATGTTCGCTCCGGCGCGTGCGTCGGAAGCGGAATGCGGTGTGGCAACGGGAAGATCGGTGGTTTAGGTCTAAATGGCAAGAGGTTGCCGAAAACTGTCCACCGCCGCGTTGCACGAAAGCTTGCTGATGAATATGACGGAGCGCAAGCGCGGGGCGAAGTCGCTACACGCTCCGATCAAAACCTTCTTTCATCTGAGAAGAAGGTTAGTGTTTAAGGGATTTTCAACCAAAATGCTTACTGAACAGATTGTTGCCAATCGGGGATCACTCAATTGGTTCGGAGACCGCGCGGGCGGTGGTGCTAGCAATTACACACGCGGCGAATACAGGCAAAAGCTGACATTCGGGCCCTCAGATATTTTCGACATTCGTTTGTGCTACGGCAATTATTTTTCGAACGGCGGCCAGGGCGAGTTTGCAGGGTTCAACCCGATCACCGTCGAAGCAGGTATAGAACTGGCGGAACCTGCCTTGACGGTGATGGCAACATGGCAAGGTGCCAAGGCGATTACAATCCAACCGGGGTGCCAAGTTATTTCAGACCCGATCCCCGTCAACATTCCAGCTGGTGGCTTCGCATGGCTCCGCACTGGGGTGATAGTCTCACCCGGGGAGGTTTGGCCGACAGCTCAGTATTTTTACGGGCTTCCTGGCGACACGTTTATCGAGAGCACGAGCGCATCAACGCAGGTCAGTGGTACGGGCCCTATGACTGTGCCCTCCGGAGGCATAGTCGCGCCAAGCAGCACCGGATTCTCTGCGATCGCTATTCTTGGTATCCCTAGGATAAAAATACGCTCAGGCATCATTGTCGGGGACAGTATTTCGGTCGGCGTCGCGGATGATGCCGATGGCAATGGCAACCACGGATTCATCTCACGCGGTTTCTCGAATAATCAAATTCCTTACGCAAAGCTCGGACGCCAAAGCGAAACGCTTCGAAATCAGGCTGGTCCAGCCGGTTATCTCCGCCGAACGTTTTTCCGCTATGGAACGATCGCTATCACGAATGCTGGTACAAATGACATTTCAGCAGAGCGCACACTGTCACAGCTGCAGGCTGACCTGACGACGCTCTGGGCCGCGCTCAAAGCGCGTGGCCTCAAAGTCCACCATGTGCTGCTTTTCCCTCGCACCACGTCCACGGATGCTTTCGCGACTCCGAGCAACCAGACTTATTTCTCGGCAGCCTATGCGCCCGGAGCGCTGCGCGATCAGCTCAACGTATGGGTCAGAACGCAGGTCGGAACCCTGATCGACGGCTATTTCGATCCGGCCCCATACATCGAAGACGTCGCCAATCCCGGTAAATGGGCATCGGTTGCGTCTCCGGCGGCACTCCCTGTCACGAAGGGAGGTTTGACAACGGATGGAACTCATCCGAACGAGCTTTGTTCTATGACTCTTACGATGCCCTTCACAACATATCTCTCAGCCTTGTGATCCGCTTGTTGTTATATCTTTGAGCATCCGCACCGCGAGGCGAGCATCGGCGCACCGGCCTCGCTGCTCGTCGCCGATGCGTTAAGTCAAAAACTTCCCGTACCAGGCGTCGTCGTAGGTTGAGCAGAACTGAAGGCCGTCCGCCGCCACCAAACTTCCCCATGCCGATTCAATTATAGACGCTATGGCCTCACGATCACTCCCCACTGGCAGGGCGGCTTCTGCAATCTCTTCAAACTCATGCTTCGTAAGACTTACGGTCGCCTCCAACCCAAGTTCCCGAAGAGAAGTGTAGGCTCTCAGAATAGTTGAGACCAAATCTAGAACTTGCGGGAGTAGCTCAGCGGGCGTTGTCATTGGCTGAAAGTTTCCGTCTCGTGATCATAAATAAAATCGGTCTCGCCCTTTCGGCCGAGGAACGAGAAACGAAACTTCCGGCCATGAACGATCGTGCAGCCGCGTTCGTCATTTCGCTCGATGATGATGCCTATGTCAGGCTTGTTCACCCAATGCGCAGAGCCGTCAGCATCATAGAGCGATAGCTCGGCTTGTTCCTTGTTGCCGCCGGTTTTCGTTGGATGAACGACCACGATGACGAGCACGTCGTAGGACATCGAAAACTTCTTCAAAGCACGGATCGCACGGGCAGTATATTGCGTTTCGCTTTCCTCTTTGCGGCGTGCGTGTTCTAGCTCGTTCCATGGGTCTATCAACAAGACCTTGATGCCATCACGGATAACGGCTTCTTCCGCTTTCTGGATAAGCCATTCCAGGCTTTGCTCAGAATCGTCGATACGAGGATCAATGTAAAAAAACGCGAACTTTTCCTGGATGAAGTCATCCGCAGCGACACGCTCAGGCCTCGACCACTCACGCCGAGGTTTGCCGATATGATGCGTCCGCAGGATGTCGCGGACATAGGGCATAGGCAAAACCTCGAAGGACGCAAGGCCTATTGACCATCCATGAATCCGGGCAAGGTTGAAGATGAGTTGCAGGGTCCATGTCGATTTGCCGGAACCCGGCTTGCCCAGCACAACCATGAAGAAGCCAGGCGCCAGCATAAGACCAGCCGTGCCGGGCGGCGCGGGAAGATCAAGCCGCCCCCAGCCGGTTGAGACCATGACGGGCCGCTGGATCTCTGGGAAATCCGAGAGATGATAAATTCCTTTGATCGGAAATGGCCGCGCAGTCGCAATCATGTCAACGACTGCCGCCGCGCCGTGTTGAATCAGAACCTCGTTTGCGTCAGGTTTCTTCCCGTTGAGGTGCGGATAGATCACGAAAGAGCAGCGGACACGGCTGAGACGCCGGGCGAGTTCCTCCCGCAGCCGGCGGCCGGGACCGTCGTCATCGGTGAAGAGCACGAAGCGCTTGATCTTCTGCAAGCGATCCCAATTGTTGAAGATGAAAGCATATTTGGCGTCGTTCAACGGATCGATGTCGTCAGCCGACTCCGGAACCGCGGGGAGCGGCCGCCCTTGGGCATCCTTGTCCGCAGGCGCTCCATCTGGCACCGAAACGCAGAACGGAAATCCGGCTGTGAGCACCGCGAGGCAGTCCGGCTCCCCCTCCACAATGACGAGAGGTTGGCTGCCTTCGATCAGAGCCGGATCGTCGAGAATGTCCGCGTTGAAGAAGGTTTTTTTACCATCCTTGCGTTGCCAGAAAACCTTCGAGCCATCTTGGCGCGGGCGTCCGCGATATTTGGCGCCGACCTCGATGTCGCTTTCGATGAAAGGGAACACGAGAATGTCGCCGTGCACGTCAGGGACGACCTGGGTTTCCTCGCCATTGGCTACGCGCTTGCCCGTGTAGACGCCCATACGTGAGGCGATCTCGACGCTCAGTGCCCGGCTTTCGAGCCACGTCTCGGCTGCTTGGCTGATCGTCATATCGCCGGCCTCCCGCATGACCGCAGTTGTGGCAGAAGAACACGATGCCCTCGTGATCGATCGTCACGCTCAGGCAGGGGTCGGACTTGTGCTTGCGGCGCGATGAGCATTCTGGACAGGTCGTTTTCTGGTTGCCGTTGCGGGGACTTTTCAGGCGAATTCCGAAGCGCGCGAGGATCTCATGGGTGTCCATGATCGTTGCCCTCAGACGTCAGGAACTTTTCGTCGGACGGCGGCGCCGAAGGCAGTGCCACGCTCGCCGTCGAAACGGACTTGGTTCAGCACCCATGTCCGCCAGGCCGCATGCCAGTCGGCATATCCGAGGCCCTTGGCCTTGGCGTGGTTTTCGAACGCGTCCCAGAGACTATCCGCAGCTCTTCCGCGATACCCGCGTTCCTCGGCGAATTGCCGATCATTTGGCCCGAATGTGAGATCATCCGGCCATGCGGTCTGAGCTTTCTTCGCCCGCGCTGACTTGGCTGACTTGGGCCTAAGCTCGACCACGCGATCGTCGGCAGGCAGGAGATCCGAATGCGCTTCGCGCGCGGGCAAGCCCTCTATTTCTGAACGTAGTGAAGAAATAGAGATATCTTCCCTTCCCTTACCTTTACTTGCGATCGGGTATGCGATCGGTTCGCGACTAGGGTCGGGATCGGGTTGCGATGGGGTTGCTATCGGGTCGCCATTAGGGTCGCCATTAGGGTTGCGATCAGGGTCGGCAACTTCCTCTATATCGGGCTGCGACAGGCTGTCCGATTCCTGTTGTGAGGCGGGCTGCGAGACCGGCCGATGACGCGACAACGCGTTCGACCTCGGATCGAGCGCTGCAAGGGCGGCAGTAGCCGCTGCATAGGCGTCGTCGTATTCCTTGATGTCCGGTTCGATCTTCCAGCGCTTCGCATTGCCGATGGCGCCGGAGCGTCGCTGCCACAGCTTCCCAAGCCATGCCTCAAGAGCCTTGATGGCGACGGTCGGATGATACAGCCGCCCGTCCGAGCATTTCACCCAATTCCGCAAGGCGCCTGCTTTGGCTTCCTTCCATGATGTCTGATCGCGGCCGAACTCGGCAAGCCGAGCGAGCGCGGTGTCATCGTCTGGCAATGACGCGGCAGGCACCTGATGGAAGCTTTTCAGCCACAGCGTCATGCCCGCGCGCCATTCCGCATCGGATGACAGCGCATGAAACTCCGAGGAGAAAAGCCGGACGATATCGATTTGCAGGCAGGGGAAATCCCTGAGATCGACATCAGCGGGGACAAGAGGATTGGGATAGGTCATGAGCGCCCCCGAATAGGCTTGCGCTTCGACGATCCCGGTCGTCTCTTACCTTCTATTCGATCAGCGGATTCGTTTACGAGCACAGTGGCTTCCTGCCTAGAAAGGCCAAATTCAGCCATAGCCATATGAATGAATAATTCGCGCGGTAATGGCGTGCCGCGTAAGTCAACATTTGATGGGACTAAAGGTGGTGGCAGCGTCTCGTTGCTCATTATAACCCCGTCAGAAGATAATGGCGGCAAGGTGAGGTCCCTTGCCGCCGTGCCACACCGCGTCCCGCTTCAGGGGTTGCGGATTCTAAACTGTTTCATTCGGGCGGGGCGGGGCGATGCTAGCAACATCGTGCTCCCCACCCCGCGCCGTAACGACTTCCGCCAACCCCTGTCCACTCTCCCTCACCGTAAGTGTTGCAGCACTTACTTTTTGCGCTCCGGAATTGGCGGCTTGTTTGCGCACTTCGTCGTTCTGAACCGTGCGTGGAACAGCGGGTGAAGGTATTCTTGATGTCGTCATGGCCGCACCTCTTCATCGAGGAGCGCGGCCAGATCGATGAAACGATCGAACGCCTCGCCTGCGGCAATCCAGGCCTCCGGCGTGCGCAGCGTCTGAGCGTCGATCAGGGCTTGCGTATAGGCTCGCTGAAGTTCGTCGACGCATTCGCGGCGGTATTCGGCGGCGGCATCGGCTGTGATCTGGTCAGCGGCTTGCATCATTCTTCCACCCCGCCCATGGCGCTATCCACGCCGCCAGATCGAGACGCCGCTCGCATTTGCGGGCGCATCGCTTCGCGGAGAGCGTCAATAGCGATGCGATGAAAACTCTGGTCCGATATAGAAAGGGCCGTTTCGATCCTTGAGATGCGTTCGTAGAGGGATTCGAGATCATCCCGAGTGGCTTTCGCTTGAGAAGTTAATTCGCGCAGTTGAATTAATTCGTCGCCGGAAACGACAATCCGTTTGTCAGCGTGCCAGACATCGCGAACGCGGTTGAAGGTCCAGCCATCAAGCCGACGCCATGCCCGCTGCATAGCCATCTTCACGGAATCGCCTGCGGGACAAGGCTCCGCAAGCTTCTGGATCATCTCGGCTGCTTCAGTTCTCGCAGACATTTTTTCTTCTTCCGACCGTTTTCCGGACATTTACGACAACTCCTGTGATTGATTGCTCAACACAGGGAGGCGCTACGCTTGCACTACACACGCACACAACAGCCCAACACGATCAGCATGCAGGCCGATCGAACCGGGACAGGAATTCGAGATGATGAAGATCATGCCCCACCATGGGGCGAGTGGACTGGACGTCGACCACGACGTCGACCATGGGCGCGAGGGCCACCAAGGCGATCAGCTCGCGGGTCATGCGACCTCCGAAGTCGATATACCGATTTCGGGAGCAGGCCGTTGGGCGGCTGCTCTTTCAGGGACGGGATAGATGTCGGGGCGGATCTCATGGCGTGAGACGCCGGTCAGTTTCTCAAGATCGAGGACGCGCTCTGCGGGAACGCGATCCTTCTTCCGCCACTGCCAAATTGCATTACGGCTGATGTCCATTCGCCGGGCAAGCGCGGCGGCCCCGCCGTAACTATCGATGATGCGCGCGACAACAGACATTTTGCCTCCATGTGAAGTGATACATGACATTCACTTCACATGATGTCAACCTATTCTTCCGGAGATTTTCGTGAAGCGATCCTTCACATTCTCACCATGGAAAAGCTGACGACTTTCGGCGCTCGCCTCGAATGGGCTTTGAAGCGCAAGGACATGAGTTCGAGCGCTCTCTCGCGCGCTCTTGGAATTTCGCGCAATGCTGTCAGCCAATGGAAAAACTTAAAGAACCGTCCTGCCCAAGAGACGCTTACGCAGACCGCTCAGGTGCTGGGGGTAGACATTCATTGGCTCGCGACTGGCCAAGGTGAAGCAATAAAGCAGCCGGAAGTGCCAAAAGCCGCGCCCGGCAATCATGCCGAGACTCGCAGCAGCGATTTCATTCCTGTCCATTACGCGCCTGTCCGAGGGCGCGCGGCGGCCGGCGTCTGGCTCGAGTTCGAGGCCATCGCCGACGACAGTGTCGAGATGATTCCCTATGTGCCGAGCCGTTATCCGAACCTCGAGCAATTCGCCTATGTCATCTCAGGCAATTCGATGGACAAGGAACGCATCTTCGACGGCGACTACGTCACCTGCGTCGAATATTCGATCGTCAGGGCCATGCCGCAGCCTGGGGATGTTGTCATTGCGGAGCGGCGGGACCGTGGGCTATTCGAGCGCGCATGCAAGAAGCTCGAGATGATTGACGGGCGGCTGGCGCTCGTTTCGAAATCGACCGATCCCAGGTTCAAGGGCGAAATTCCCCTCGGCAATGGAGAGGTCGAAGTTATCGGGCTCGTGATCGGGACATTCCGGCCGAGGTTTTGATCGGCCGCGTCCGGCGGACTGTGCTGGATTTGTGAGGGGGAGAGGATGGGCTACCGCTCTCAGAACAATTGGGATGATTCCGAGCGGAAGCGGATCGACGCTATCCGGGCCACGCTCCCATGGTGGCAGCGGTGGAACTGGTTCGGGATTGTGCTGCTGGCCGTGTTGATCGGCGGATGGATCTATGCGGGGACGAAGTAGTAGGAGTACCGTCCGAGAAGGATTGCAGGCAGCAGCTTATGCTGCCTGACCTTGGCCAATTTCGTCCGGAAGCTCAACTTCGTCAGGATCCGAGACGAGTGCCTTCTCCTCAGAGCCGTCCCATTTGACGACATCGGAAGCAGCAAACGACGCCACAAGGGTGCCGCGACCGTTGGCATAGAAAGCGGTCGCCAGTTTGGCCGCTGCCTCAAGCCCCGCCGTCACTTCATCCGTAATTTCAACGGGCTGATGATGACCATTGATCGCGTCGAACATATCAGAGTTCCTTATACAGATAGGCCGCTTTTACGCCGTCTAATCGGTATGGTTTGTAGCCGTATCGACCGTACTTAGACGGGTCAATAGGGTTTTTAATAAGGACACGCTTGCACTGAAGTAATTTTGCATACTCCTCGGCACACGCCAAGATGGGAAGAAGAACCCCTCCTCTTAGGTAAGAGGGCGCAAAGGACCGTTCAACCCAATTTATTGTTAGATGGGTCTTCCCATCTGACGGCTTTCCCAATGCCATCCCTTGGAGAATAGCTTGATCACCAATTCGTTGCCAAATGGCTAAATCAAAAAATGACGGGACCGGTAAAAATTTTTTGTGAAGGGCTTCCCAACTATATATGAAGCCCCTGTGAGTATCATCAGAGTAATATTTCACCCACTCAAGTCTAGCATAATCAATTGCATCTTTATCTATTGAGCCTAAAACCATGCCGTTCCAGACTGAATGCCCCTGTGCACCTTTAATTATATGAAGAAAATCATCGGCAACAGCCTGCCTTGCTGCGGTCCGTAACCCATAATAGTACGCATGCTTTGGAGTGATCAAGTAAATCCCCCATGAGCCGCCATGGCCGAATCGAGCGCTTCATTGCTGAGCTTTGTGCCACTTGCGCGACAATTCGTCCATATGTTCGCCGGAGCGGATCGATCCCTCAATAAGGGCTACGGCGGCCATAGTTGCCGGTGGACGGGTTATAATTCCCGCGCGTCCCATAATTATCGAGCGTCGTCGAATTCGGGTTCGTCCGCTGATAGCCCTGCACATAGGTGCCATTGCTGTTCGTGTATCCGTTGACGTAATGGCTCTCGGAATTCGAGCCGGTTCCATAGAGCTGAGCCGATGCCGATCCGGCGCTCGCGATCAAAAATCCACCAATCAAAAGCTTAAGCATTTTCCCCTCCCGTAAGGGAAACTTCGTCGCATGCGGGAGGGGCTTTGTCGAATCGCGCATCACGCAGATTTTTGCCCATAATAATAATGTAACGATACGCTTCACATATCAGTTGACATAATGTGAAGTAATAGATTACAACAGTCTCCGTCAGACGGGCACGGCCCAAGGATGGGGATGAGAGATGTTCAACCGGATTTCGCAGCCTGACACGCTCGACGGCACCGAGTTCAATCTCGCCGAAATCAACTTCCGCATCCCGCGCATTGCCGCCGCTCGTTACGCCAAGGCGCTGACAGGCATTGCTCCCATGACTTGGGAAGAAGCGCTCGGTGAAACGATCTTTGATGTCTGGGACAGCGCGCATGAACGCCGCGAGTTTGCTCTGTTCTTGGAACGCAAGGCAGCGACGACAGAAGAGCAATTCCTCGCTGACGAAGATGAAATCTGGGAACGCGCGCAGGAAATGATTGAGGCCCTGCCCGCCCATCAGCGCACGCTTGAAGTCAAACTCGAACTCATCATGGACGAGCGCGACGCGATCATGAAGCGCAACATGCACATGGATATCGCAGCCTAAGCAGAGAGAAGCAACAGCCATGAACGCGCACGTCAGCCCACCATCAACCGACATAGATGCCGAGCTGATCGAACTCGGCCGTAAGCTCAAGACTGCATGGCGTATCGAGAACGCCGTCTGTCAGGCGCTCGAAAATGTGCGCGGCAAAGAGGCATGGGCAAAGATCACCGCCGTCTGTGACGCTACGCGTTCGATCGTCCATCGCATCGAAGCCATTAAGGCTCATTCTCTGGCAGGCATAAACACGAAGGCTCTCGCGCTCGCATGGTGCCACGCCGGAGAAGAACTTGAAGACATGGAAGACCAGCCGACCGATGCGCGTCTCGCCGCCGGGCTTCTTCGTGATCTCATCGCAATGAACGCTTAATCGAACGGAATTCAAGGGAGGAACCGCCGTGGATACGCATGAGCCAGAACCACACATCAAGGATTATTTTGATCCACGTCGGAGTGATCCGAATTCGCATTTCAATCAGGCCGGGCCCGTTATAGCTGAGCGCTCTCAGATCGACGTTCTCGCCGATCATTTCGACAGAGCTTATTCCTTCTATCTTTATGCTGTTAATCTGAACGACGATAGCAGCGAGCGCCATGACGACGCTGGAAAGACACTTAGTGGCTGTGGCACCGGGCATGCTGTCAGAATGATGAGGGAGTGTGTCGTTCAGCTTTCGAGAATTTCATCCAAGACATATTACGAAGTCGCACGGAAGGCACGCGTTCTCCGAGAGAACCTCCATGATTTATTTATCGAAGTGCCATCGAAGGAAGAAGGAACTTCGCTAAATTGCAATGACGTGATGCTACTAACTTCTATCCTCCAAGACATTATGGACCTGGCTGGTATCGCACCGGTGTTCAAGTCTGATTTCACCTTCGCAGAGCTGATCCCAGATTATCCCGAAAGTGTTCACGCCATCGCACCACTTCGGACAATGAACGCGGTTGCCGGGGTCTCTCCCACTTGTCCTGTCGAGCGCATGTTCAATGATGCTGAGCGCTTTATATCGCAGCACAACGTTCTCGATGCCTACGGCAAGAACCACAAGTCGTTAGAGTCCCTCGCCAGCGAGGCTATAGGGGCGATTACAGCTCGCGGCCCATTTGAACAAGCAATTTCCGCTCAGGGCGCAGTCTTCCAACTCATGTTGGCGAGCAGTGAAGCAGGATCCATGGAAGCATATGACAAAGAAAGTCAACAGCTCATTGCAGATATGCGATTGGACCGCATCGAGCGTTCTTTGATCAGCGTCCGCGCATTCATCGAACGGCAATTTTGCCTCCCGCATGACGGACGCGTTCAGGACTATTTCATGCCGGACAGAAGCTCACCGGATCAGGCGCTCAAACGCGTCTCTCACGAACTGGCGAGCAAGCATCCAGAGGATGCAGAGTTCCATCATCTCATCATCGCCGAAGCAGCGGAGTGAGGTCTATGAAGAAGTCACAGCCCGACGCCGAGTTGATCGTCCTTTGCCTGAAGGGCATGGACTTAGTGATGAAGGAAGCAAAGGCCTTCAACGCATGGACGGATGCGGAATGCACAGCCGAGGACAAATACCCGCCACGGCCTGTTCTGCCCAACGGCTTCTATTATTGCAAAAACAATTCATCCGCTGTGCTTCGTGATGCCTTGCGCGAGCATGCCAAGAATAGTTCGGCTACATGTGAGTGGCGCAAAAACATGCGCGATCTCTATAAGATCACGCTCGCGTGGGAGAAAGAATGCCGGGCTATCGACGTTGCGCATAAGGTGCCGCGCCTCGAAGCTTTGCGCAAACGATATTACGATCTTCTGTTGAACGTGAGGGATCGCGTCACAGAAATGCGCGCCCGCTCAACCGATGCCATGAACCATAAGGCAGCATTCATCGAGGCCCTGACGATCGGAGCCTTCGAGACAGACGATATTGTCATGTCGCTGCTTTTCGACGCGCGGACGATCGGGCAGTCTGACATGCACCTTTCGAACAGGCTCGGCCCCGTTGTCTTGGTCCACGGCATGCCCGCGCGAAACGAGATGCAGCCGATAGCGGGCAATGCTGAACCCATGCTCATGGCGGCTGAATAATGACCGCCAAGCGCCCGATCGAGCCCATGGCCTTCGATGGCCTCGCCCCGGCCGATCCTTCGACCGGCAAGCCCGAACTGACGTGGATCTCGCCAAGCGAACTGCTTGTCGACGAAACCTATCAGCGCGGGTTGAGCGAGAAGGGCTTGCGGCTGATCCGGCGCATCATGGAAAATTTCGACTGGCGCAAGTTTAAGCCTCCGACCTGCGTGTGGACGGACGATGGTCTTGAAGTCATAGACGGCCAGCACAGCGCGATCGGCGCCGCGACGCACCCGCAGATTGACCAGATCCCCGTCGTCATCGTCGACGCCCCGGAGATCGACGACCGCGCCAAGGCCTTCATCGGAATCAATCGCGACAGGCTGGGCATCACGGCCATGCAGCTTCATGCCGCCGCCCTTGTCGCTGGCGACGATGAAGCCAAGGCAATCGAGCGCGTCTGTGCCGCAAGCGGTGTGCATGTTCTGAAGAACCCGCCGTCCAACGGCAAATACAAACCCCGCGACACCGTCGCCATTCAAGCGATCGCAGGCCTGATCAAGCGAACCGGGGAACCGATCGCTGCAGAGGTGGTCCGCGTTCTTGCAGAGGCTGACCTGGCGCCGGTGACCGCGCTCGCCCTGAAGGCCGCTGAGACGCTGCTGGTCGATCCGGAATATGCCGACAGTTTCGAGGCAAGCGACCTGAGCAAGGCGATCGTCGCCCTCGGGCCGGAGGGAGAGAAGGAAGCCGCCGTTTTCGCCGCGACGCATTGCGTGCCGAAGTGGAAAGGTCTTGTCGCCGTCTGGTTCAAGAAGGTGAAAAAACGGAGAGCGGCGCCTGATACAAGCGGCAAGAGCACCGCCCATTTCGAGCCTCAAGTTATCGAAAACGTGAGCGCCGACTGTCCCGAGGCTGACCAAAGGTCACCGCCCTCTGAGCCTGTCCAAAAGGCCACGAAATATTCCGAAACCATTCCGGCAAAGCGCGCAAGCCAGCGCTTCCTGGGCGGAAGCGGTCGCGTCTCCGGCACGTCGGCTTCCATGGTCGGCGAACGCATCGGAATGGGTGAGCCGCCGCCGGGCCGGTCGGCTCTGGATCAACGCAAAGCAGAGGCAGTTTTGAAATGAGCAATGATCTCGTCGCGTCGGGCGCTGCCGCACTGAATTTTCTCGCTGGCTTCGATGATTACATGGAAGAAAAGGAGCCCGGCTATAAGGCACGGTGCGCGGCCAAACGGGCTGAAAAAGAGACTGCCAGAATCGCTCGGACAAAAGTGCTTCTTGAACGATATGGGTCGACCGAAGCCGGTCTCGCACCATGCGAGAAGGAAAAGCTTCTTCACAAGGCACTGAAGCCGTGGATCAAATACAGCAAGCGTCCGCATCAGCGCTGGACATATAGCGTGAACGGCTCTGGCAGCTATTGGCTCTTCGACTTCAAAGACGCACCGCATATCCGTGACGCCGTTGCTAATGCCTATCCCTTGCCAACGACCTTTCAGGAGGCCTTGGCCGAGCACGACTATTGGCAGAAGCGCAGGGTCGAAATGGAAGACCTGCTCAATGATCAGTATGGCGATGAAGCGCTTGATCGTCCCGCCAGCCTTCGCGCTGATCTGGTCCGCGATCTGCTCAACCACGAAATCCACATCACGAATTTCGATGATCTCCTTACCCGTTTCCAGATGCACATCGATGGCGAGATCGACGGAAAGAGCCTCGAAGCGCTCTATCGTGATCTGAAGACGCTCGTCTTCGCCTCCAAGCGCGGGGCGGTATGAGATGTATACAGTTACCTCGCTTCGGAAAATGCTCTCAGCTTCCGATAAGAAGCTTTTTGAGACGCTTAAGCAGCTGGAAGTTTCCGAACGTCAAGTCAGGGATCTGACCCGCGCCCTTGCTCAAAGCCAGAAAGCTCGGCGCGAGATTGAGGCCGAACTGAAATCCTATCGTTCGGAGCGCGTTTAGAGATGAACGACTTCACCGGCTGCGCATGGAGCCCAACTTACATTTATAACGTGGAACCGATCGCCGATCGACCCGGATGGTTCCGGCGTTACCCGGTCTGGACCGACATATGGCACCTCAAGAGGCCCGATGGCAGCTTTGTCTTCGTCGATAGCGATCTGCGGCCTGGAAAGTCAGGTGTAGTCGTTTGGAAGACAGCTGCGCCACCAGATCTGCCGCTCCCCTCACAAACACACATAGAGGAATTTTATTTCGGGTTGGAGGATCAGCAATGATGCGACCTTCTTCACAAATTGTCGTCGATCTCAAGCGCGTTGCCGATGGCCTTACGAGCCCGCGCAAGGCTTCGATCGTGCGCGAAGCGGCCAACTATATCGAGCAAGCCGATAGCTATCTCGACAAGGCGACAGATCAAATCCTGATGCTCAGCCACTTGCACGCAGATGGCCACAAGATCCCCGCCAGTCCAGATGGCATCGAACCTCTTGCGAAGGGCTTCAACCGTGCGATCGTCGCGCACTTCAATGAACGCGGTTTCAAGGACGTAAACGTCAACGATATCTGCATCGCGGCTGGCGCCGTCTTGGCGTCCTATCTGACGGCGGTGCGGCCTGAACCGCGTTCCGAGCTGCTGGAAAAGACGGTCGCGTTCTTAAGGGAAGAATGCAGTAAGGCGGGCGAAGGAAAACCATGAGTGACACCCTCTATCGCATGAACGATGTCGCCGGGAAGCTCGGCAAATCAAAGCGCTGGCTTCAAGATTTCCTCAGGGAGAACCCATGCGGCCGCCGTGCAGGCCGCACCCGGTTGTTCACCGATGACGACATCAATAAGCTGATCGCCTCCTTACCTAGGGATAAGCCGCAATGCCACTCAAACTCATCGACCCGCAAAAAGCCCGGTCGCCAAACTTCAGAATTCGAGGGACGTACCTTGGGTTCTACATCGATCGCACTGCTGGAACGCCTGTCAAAGCCATCGCTCAAAAGCTCCTCCAAACAATCAAGCACGACATCGAACGTGGTGCCATTACCAAGAAAGGCGAGCCGACGTTCGCAGACGCAGCAACGGCCTATCTGAACGCGGGCGGTGAAACGCGCTTCCTAGCCAAGCTTGTCAAGTATTTTGGTGATACACCGCTCCGCCTAATTGACCAGATGGCGATCGATACTGCTGCAGGGGTGCTCTATCCCAGCGCGAGTCCTGCCACCAAAAACAGGCAGGTCTATACGATCGTCCTGACAATCCTAAGCCGCGCTGGCGTCGCGACTAAATTCCAGCGCCCGATCGGCGGAGCCGGGTTGGCCCGCGTCATCTACCTCGAACCGAAGGAAGCGTGGCGCTTGCTCGATACGGCAGAGCAGACAGATGTGGAGATTGCCGTGATCATGGCCTTTTGCCTGTACACCGGCGCACGCCTTTCTGAGGCTCTGGCTTTAAAGTGCCGTAATGTAAACCTGAGCGCTGGCACGGCTCTTTGCGAACACACGAAGAATGGCGACCCGCGCACCGTGTACCTGCCCGCTCCCTTAATAGCCGCTTTGGCAAATTTACCGGACGGGCTGAACCGGGATGGCCACGTTTTCAGCTGGGCAAAATATCTGGGGACAAGCAAGGCCCGCTTTTATCGATTGGTCGATCGCGTCTATGAGACGGCAGGCGTCGACCCGCAGGGGGCACCTATTCATATCCTTCGGCATACCTATGCAACCTGGATGCGTCGTTTCGCAGCGGCGGACGGCCGGGCCCTCATGGATACCGGCGCTTGGCGGGATATGAAATCGACGCAGCGCTACATGCACACGAAAGTTGACGAGTCCGCCCACCTCGTGGACCATTTCCCAGCCCGTGCGAAATCCGCGTGATCGTTATTTAAGTCTCATAAACTGAAGTAATATCAGTATCTTACTGTTTTTTAAAACTCCCAGCCGAAGGGCATCTCGCTGACCGCCGCGCCCTTTTCGATAAGCTCGCCCAGCAGCTTGGCATGCTCCGCCGGATAGATCCTGTCGTGTCCGCCAGCCAGCACGGCAACAGTGCCCGTTTCCACAGTCGCGCGATGCGCCCGCGCGTCAATGCCGCGCGCGAGACCCGAGACGATGACATAGCCCGCGTCTGCCAAGCCGCGCGCGAGCTGTTCGGCGAAGGCGAGCCCCGAGGCCGAGGCATTGCGCGAGCCGATGATCGCCACCGTCGGCCGTGAGAAAACACCTGTATCTCCGCGAATGGCGATGAGGGGCGGCGCGGAGTCGATCTGCCGCAAGAGCCATGGATAATCTGGCTCGCATTCCGCTATGAGACGCGCGCCGAGCTTTTCGGCGGCTATGAATTCGGCTTCGATGTCTTTTTCTTCGGCGA